GGGCAACGACATGGCCAAGTTCGTGGCTACCGACTACAGCATCACCATCAACGGTGACGACTTCAGCACCTCGCTGGCGTCCGTTGATCTGTCCATTGAATCCGACGACGTGGAGACCACTGCCTTTGGCGGCGAGTGGCGCACCCGCGTGGGTGGCCTCAAGAGCGCCAGCCTCACGCTGGACTTCCACCAAGACTTTGGTGCCAGCAGCGTGGATGCCACGCTTTACCCGCTGCTCAACACCATCGCCACGGTCGTCATCAAGCCGACCAGCGACGGTGTTGGCGCCACCAACCCCACCTACACCGCTGAGTGCTTGGTGAACGCCTACCAGCCGTTTGCTTCGTCAGTCGGCGACCTGGCCACCTTGTCGGTGACCTGGCCGGTGTCGGGCACCGTCACTCGGGCCACGGCCTAGTCCTAACCCTTAGCCCCCTGTAAAGGAGTTCTGCGCCATGATGAAGGTTGCCCTGCACGTCACACACAGCGACGGGTCGGGGGTAGACGTAGAAGCGACTGCCCCCGACCTGATCGCCTTTGAGCGGCACTTTGACAAGCCCTTCACGGTGTTTGCCGACAACCTGCGGCTGGAGTATCTGCTGTGGTTGTCGTGGGAAACATGCAAGCGTCGAGGTCAAACCGAGTTGGACTTTGATCCCTGGTGCGAGACCGTGGACAGCATCGTCATCGGCGACTCGGAGGAACCGGCCCCTTTGGAGAAAACAGCGCCCACTGGCTCTTAGTCCATCTGGCCTATGAGTGGCGGGTGCTGCCACATGAGTTGGCAAACGAATCACCGCGGATGCTGACGACGATGTACCGCTACCTGCGCTGGCGCGCTGGTGAGCAACGGAAGGCGGCGAAAAAATAGTGCCTGCTGGGATGAACGTTCAGCTGCAAGGCGACGCTCGCAAGATTGAACAAATATTTCGCTTTGACAAAGAGCTGTGGAAAGAAATACAGCGCGGCACCAAGGATGCGGCAAGCGACATACGAGCAGCAGCCAAGGGCAACTACCCAAGCCAAGGCTTGAGCAACTGGGGTTCCTGGATGACACCAGGCGGGCGCGACCTGTCCTTTGACAGCAGCGCAGTGCGCTCGGGTGTCAAGGTTGGATTTCGCAGCCGCAGGCGTCGAGGTGTTCGCACCATTAGCGCGCAGGTCTACAACAAGAACCCAGCGGGCGCTATTTATGGCTTGGCTGGTTCGCGCAACAGGAGCGGTGAGCCGTTCAACACAAACATCAACCGCAAGCATGGTGGCAGCACCACCACTCGCGGAACAGGCACATGGCCGAGGGCTTTGACCCCAGCCTGGTCTGACAACGTAGAAGCGGCCCGCCGCGAAATAGCGCGGGTAGTTGAGGCCGCCATTGCCAAGGTCAATCGGTAGGAGGACGCAGCATGGCTCGCAGTTACGGCGGCATTAGCGTCAAGATTGACGGCGATTACAACAACAAAGACATCAAGCGTGCCATCTCTGACTTAAAGGCGCTGGACGATAACGCTGACCAAACAAGAAAAAAGTTTGGCGCAATGTCCAAGGGCATGAAAATTGCCGGCGCAGCTATTGCCGCTGCTGGCGCCGCTGCCGCTTACGGCATTGTCAAGTTCGCTGGACAGAGCATTGCCGCCGCCAGCGATCTTGACGAAAGCCTCAGCAAAACGCGCACAGTATTCGGCGACGCATCGGCAAGCGTTGAAAACTTTGCTGCGGATGCGGCAAAGAACTTGGGCCTATCGGAACAGGCAGCCCTTGAGGCAACTAGCACCTTTGGCAACTTGTTCACCGCCATGGGCATCAACGCTGGCAAGGCTGCTGGCCTGTCCACCGAGGTTGTGCAGCTGGCTGCCGACCTTGCATCGTTCAACAACATTGACGTGCAAGAAGCCATCACGGCTTTGCGATCCGGCCTGGTTGGTGAGACTGAACCGCTGCGGCGCCTGGGCGTCAATCTTTCTGCCGCACGCATTGAGGCTTACGCGCTAGAAAGCGGCTTGGTTGCAACCAAGGGCCAACTGGATGCGGCCACGAAAGCGCAGGCCGCCTGGGCGTTAATCACTCAGGACGCGGCTACGGCATCGGGAGACTTTGCCCGAACGTCTGACGGTCTGGCCAACACTCAGCGAACTCTCAAGGCTGCTGTTGATGATGCCACGGCAAGTGTCGGCGTTGGCTTAGTCAATGCGTTGCAAGATGTCACTGAGGCCATGGGCGGTCCCGGCGGCGCGGCAGACATGATCAAGGAGACCGGCACCAGGCTTGGTCTGTTTGTTGAAGGATTAGCGTCAGCCAGTAGCGGACTAGAAGACGTAGAGGTTGGCGCTCGCAGCCAGACTCGTGAGATTGAACGACTGGCGGATGTGTACCGCGATGCAGGCGGCGGCGTCAGGGGCTTCATTTCCATCATCACCAACATGGATCGAGACAGCACAATCTCGCCCATTGAGGTTATTGGCCAAGCAAGCCGTGATGCTGCTGCTGCCATTGAAGCCATGGGTGACGTTATGGCGGGCACAACTAAGCCTGCCGACCACCTCGCGGATCGGCTTGAAAATCTGCGCGTGCGCACCGACGAAGCAGCCAACGCTGCTGCACGCTACGTTGAGCAAACCGGCGTGCAGTTGTTCCAAATCCAGGCAGCCAACAAGACCTACCGCGATGCTGCTGTGCGCTCGCAGCGTTTGGCTGAAGAGCAAGATGAAGTAAGCGATTCCAGCGGCAGGGCTGGCGGCAGCATGAGTCGCGCTGCCCGCAGCGCCGACAAAATGCGCATCAACTTCAAGCAGGCCGCCAAAGACTTTGGTGATGCGCGGGTCAGTATTGAAGGCGACGCAGTCAAGGTCAGCGAGGCCCTTGGTAATGCCTTTGAGGCTCGCACTGAGGTGTTCCGCAACGTCGTGCGAACCCAAATAGGTATCATTCAATCGGCCACGGCTGAGTTGGACTCCTACGCCGACAGCGTCACCAACACCATCTTGGGCAGCCTTGACTTTGCCACCACTGACACTGAGGGCAACCCGATGACGCCTGAGCAGATCTTCCAGGCGATCATGGGTGACATCGACAACCGCGAGGCTGCGGTGCAAGCCATTGCTGAGTCCAACATCATGACGCGGTTGCCTGAGGCCTTAGCGCAGAAGATTCTGTCGCTGCCGCCTGATGCCGCTGTGGCGCTTGCCAACTACTTCAGCGCCAACCCGGCGCAGCTTGAGGCGCTGACTAATAACTACAACGCTTTGGCCACGTTCACAGAGACGGCGCTTGGCATCCCAATGGCGGAGACGTTTGCCACCATCGGTGACGAGTCAGCCATTGACATGATTGAAAAGGCCAAGGAACGCATTGGCAAAGCCGCCAAGGCTTTCAAGCGCTACGTCAAAAACAAGCTGTCCACGACAATCACGGTCAGCGTGCGCTACCAGGCTGTCAATAGCCTGCCTGGCGTCAGCGGCGGCAGCATTGACGTGCAGACAGCAGCCAACGGCGGCCCAATATCCGCAGGCATTCCGACCTTAGTGGGCGAGCGTGGCCCTGAGTTGATTCTGCCCAGCGTTGATTCCACGGTGGTGCGTAGCGAGTACATGCCCACAGGTGGCGGCTCAACCATCAACCTGACTGTCAATGCCGGCATGGGCACCGATGGCCGCCAGGTTGGTCGGCAGATTGTTGAGGCGCTGAAGCAGTATGAACGCAGCAACGGCCCGGTGCCGATCAAGGTGGCCTGATGACTGTCAAGGTTGTCTTTGCCTTTGACCAGGACGCTGGAGGCATCACCAACTTCTTTCAATTGGACGACACCATCAAGGGCGTGTTGGACAACACCACCTACACCCTTGGTGGCGCGTTCTCGCTGGTTGATGTCACGGAGTACGTGCGCAGCATCACTATCTCTCGGGGCCGCTCGCGGCTGCTGGATCGAACGCAGGCAGGCTCAGCGAACATCACCCTAGACAACCGTGCTCGACTGTTTGACCCCACTGCTGGCACAGCCATCAGCCCTTACTCGTCCAGCATCCTGCCACGAAAGAACGTGCAGGTGAGCGTAGATGACCAGCCGGTGTTCTCGGGCTTGGTGGATGACTGGAACCTGGACTATGACGTGTCGGGCGACAGCACTACCACGGCTGTTTGCGTGGACGGCTTTGTCACCTTGGGTCAGGTTGCTGTGGGAACAGCCACCCGCTCAGCTGAATTGTCTGGCACGCGCATTTCTTCTGTGCTGACCGAGGCTGACTGGCCAACGAGCAAGCGGGCGCTGGATGCCGGCGAGGTGTCGCTGCAAGCCGACACCCCAGATGAAAACACCAACACGTTGGCCTACCTGCAGACCGTGACCGACACTGAGTTTGGCGCGTTCTTTATGAGTCGCACAGGCTTGGCCACGTTCATTGACCGCGACGGGTCGCAAGACTTCACCAACCCCACGGTTCTCGGTGGCACGGGCATCCCGATCTCTAGCGTGCAGATTGACTACGGCACGGAGCAGCTCTACAACGATGTGACGATTAGCCGCGATAACGGTGGCACCGCTGTGGTCACTGACAGCACCAGCCAGACTGCCTACGGCATCAGCGAGTTTTCCAAGAGTGGCCTGCTATTTGACAATGACACCGACTTGGACACGCTGGCCGACTATTTGCTGAGCAGGTACAAAGACCCGGTCTACCGCATCCAGCAGGTGTCGGTGTTGATGGAAGGCCTAGGCACCGCTGATCGGGCCGCTGTGGCGGCGCTTGATGTTGCCGATCCGTTGCAAGTCACATTCACCCCAGCTGTCGGCTCAGCCATCACGCAGTACGCAACGCTTGACCGCATTGAGCACACCATCAGCCCTGCCTCGCATGTGGTCACTTTGTCCATGTCTCAGGCGCAGCCTTCCTTTGTCCTTGATTCGTCTTTGTTCGGAATCCTCGACACCAACCGGCTCGGGTTCTAAGAAAGGAACACCATGGCAGTTACAACATGGACCGCTGGCCAAGTGCTGGCTGCCCAGGATCTCAACGACACTCTCGCAGCCAAACCTACCTTTACGTATGGAACGGCGACGCCGACCGCTGACGCTGACGGCGCGATCTGGTACGACGAGAACGACACGCCACCTACGCCGAAGTTCTGGGACGGGAGCGCATGGCAGCCTTTTAGTTCTGGGGCTGGTGATGCCGTGATCTCCAGTCCCGCAGCCACAGGTCAATACACGGACACAGGCATTACCTACGATTATTACGTTTTCAATAGCAGCGGCACGCTCACGGTGGACACGGCAGGTTTCGCTGACGTCCTCGTCGTCGCGGGAGGCGGCGGCTCAGGATACAACCGCGGCGGCGGCGGCGGCGCCGGTGGATATCTCGCAATCACCGACGCTTACTTACCTTCGGGAAGTTTGACAGTCACAGTCGGCGCTGGCGGCGCCGGAACAAGCGGCAGCGGATTCGGTAAGACCGGCAATCATTCCCGCCTAGGCAACATTTTCGTCGAAGGCGGTGGCTACGGCGCACCCAACTCACAGCCAGCAGAGAACGGCGCCAATGGCGGCGGGGGCGGATCAACGGGTGGCGCACCGGCAGCCGGTGGCACAGGCGTTTCGGGTCTAGGCAATAACGGCGGCGATTCCGGTACGACGACACTCGGTAGCGGCGGCGGCGGCGGCGCTGGTGGCGCTGGCGCGGTTGGCAGTTCAACATCCGGCGGCAACGGCGGCGCTGGCCTTTCATCGTCAATCACAGGATCAAGCGTCGGTCGCGCCGGTGGTGGTGCAGGCTCAGGTTCGACGGGCGTAGCCACAGGCACAGACGGCGGTGGCACTTCAGGCTCTATCAACGGCACCGCCAACACAGGCGGCGGTGGTGCTGGCGGTGGACAGTCGTTAGATGGTGGCGCTGGTGGTTCAGGCGTCGTTATCGTGAGAGTGAAGGTGTGACTATGACTTACCACAACGCACACGCGGCACGTATTGAGGACGGCATTGTCCGCGAGGTGATCGTCATTCCGTACTGCAACGATGACGACGCGGAGATAACGGCCTACTGCAACGGCATCGGCCTGCCGGGAACGTGGCTAGACACGAGTTACCTCGGCAGCAGGCGCGGCAAGTACGCCGGAGTGGGTGACCGATACGACTCGGCACTAGACGAGTTCGTGTCACCGCAAGCCGACGAGCCTGCCGATGAGTAACTGACCGTCACGTTCGTAGACAAATCAAACGCACCTGAGCATGTGCCGAAACTGCTCGCCTTCTTGGCTGTCAGCCAAGGTTGTGCATATTGACATAACGCGACCTGCTGCCGCGTTTGACGATTTCAACATAACGGAGTCCAAGTGGAGCCAGCAGAGATCATCGCCCTCACCGTTGGCATCATTGCCATCTTGTCAGGCGTCCTTGGCGGCGTGCTGTGGCTTATCAAAGCCCAACTGGCAATGTCTCGGGAGTTCAAGCCCAACGGTGGCAGCTCGACCCGCGACGCGATCAACCGCATAGAGGATGACGTGCGCCGCGTGGCCGAGAAGGTGGACGACCACATCGACTGGCACATGGATCAGAAGTAGCCCCAACCAACCCAAGCCCCCACAACCCGTGGGGGCTTTGTCATGCCCGACAACCCTGCGGAGGTAGATATGTGGGCACTGTCCTTTTGGAAGCAGACCGCCGAGCGGGCGATCAAGACAGCGGCCCAGGTGGCGCTGTCGTTCTTCGTCGTCGGCCAGACCGGCATCTTGGACGTGGACTGGCAGCAGTTCGCCTCCGTCACCGCCATCGCTGCCATTGCCTCGGTGCTGACCTCAATGGTGTCTAGCGGCGTGAACGATCCCGAGAACCCCAGCGCCGTGTGGGTGACCGATGATGAGGTTTGACGAGCACCTGGAGAAGGCGCTGGACAAGCGCCTGCCCGGCCAGGTGGTCTACATGAAGGGCTGGCGCAAGGTGCAGCGCATGGACTGGCCGCGCAAGGGCGCGCCCGTGGCGTTGATGGTGCACCACACTGCCGGCGCTGCGACCACCAGCCGCAACCCCAAGAACCCTGGCAACCAGAAGGGTGCCAACGACGGCATCATCAACTTTGTCCAAAACCATTTCAAGGTGCCCGCGTCCAACTTCGTGCTTGACCGCGACGGCACGGTTTACGTCTGCACTGCCTTCCCGTGCTGGCACGCGGGCCGTGGATCATTCAAGGGCGTCAAG